ATGCCACTTTCAGATATCCAGATTCGCCGTGCTAAATCACAAGAAAAAGCCTATACCCTGAGTGACGGGCAAGGGCTATCACTCTTAATTGAACCTAACGGCAGCAAAGGGTGGCGCTTTCGCTATCGTTTTGCCGGTAAAGCCCGATTAATGTCATTAGGGACTTATGACTTGATATCCCTTGCTGAAGCTCGCTCTAAGCGAGATGTGGCACGTAAACAGGTTGCAGATGGAACAGATCCCGCAGAGGTGAAAAAGGCTGAGAAGTTGGCGCAGCGGTTTTCATCGGAAAACTCTTTTGAGGCCATTAGCCGTGAGTGGCACAAAGCCAAAGCCGATCGCTGGTCATTGGGCTATAGGGAAGAAATCATGAGTACCTTTGAGGCGGATATATTCCCATATATTGGTAAACGGCCAATTGCAGAAATCACACCGCTGGAATTACTTGATGTACTTCAACGTATCGAAAAGCGCGGAGCCTTAGAAAAAACTCGCAAAGTACGTCAGCGCTGCGGGGAAGTATTTCGTTATGCCATTATTACCGGTCGGGCTGAATATAATCCCGCCCCTGACCTTGCTAGCGCATTAAGCACGCCAAAGAAACAGCATTACCCGTTCCTGTCTGCCGAAGAGATGCCATATTTTATTCGTGACCTAGAGGGTTACACCGGCAGCATCATAACCAAGAACGCTGCGAAGATACTTATATTAACTGGTGTACGAACTAAGGAAATGCGTTTTGCTACTTGGCAGGAAATCGATCTTGAGAGCGGCTTGTGGGAGATTCCAGCAGAACGAATGAAGATGCGCCGCCCCCATATCGTGCCGCTATCTACGCAAGTTATAGCGCTATTTAAACAGCTTTTACCCATCACCGGGCATTACCCCTACATTTTCATTGGACGGAATGACCGTAAAAAACCTATAAGTAAAGAAACAGTAAATCAGGTCATTGAATTACTGGGTTATAAAGGCCGTGCGACGGGTCACGGATTTAGACATACCATGTCAACGATTTTGCATGAGCAAGGCTATGATAGTGCATGGATAGAGCTACAATTGGCTCACGTTGATAAGAATAGTATTCGCGGTACTTACAACCATGCGCAGTATCTTGAAAAGCGTAGAGAGATGTTGCAGTGGTATGCTGATTCAATATATTAGTTAAAGAAATTATGCCGAGGATTAACAATGAACCTCGGCATAGTTTTATTATCAGAATGGTAACTCATCATCTACTATATTTGCGATAGGCATATTTTTTATCAAAATTTGGCCGACCATTCTATCGGCAACTATTTTTAATTTCTCATTTGATAATCTAGGTTCCGACCATCCTTTAGCAAAACTGACGTTATCAGAACGTGGCCTTTTATTTTCTGGAAGATAATTAATCTTAATTTTTGCTGGAAGAGCAGCAGCTTCACCAACAAAAATAGCTTCCTGTTGAGCAAGTGATGGCAAAGAAGCTACAAGGCCTGATAAGCCGTCTGGTAGGAACTTAGCTACGTGTTGTTGATCCGTTGAGTTTGTTAATCTTAATACAATCCAAGAACCACATTGTGAGATAACGGTACTTTCTATATCAGCAGGCCTTTGGCTTACTAACATTAGGCCAAGTCCATATTTCCGCCCCTCCCTAGCAATTCGTCGAATAGCTGATTGTGCAGCTGCATATTGTGCTTCACCATGATTAGGAACATATCTATGGGCTTCTTCACAGACAAGTAAGAATGGGTCTGAGATTCTTTCTTCTAAAGTTTGATGGACTTTATATTGAAATAAAAGACGAGATAAAGTTGCTGTCAGTGGGCCAGCAACCTCATTAGGTAAGCCAGATATATCAATTATCCTTATATCCTTATATAATTCACCAACTTTTATTTCACCTACAAGCTGATTTAATACAACTTCTAAAGTTATTGCATCATCATTATTAACCCATTCTTCCATCAAAAATGAAATTCTTGGATCTCTTCTTAAGACAGATAGCTTATCAAGTATTGATTTGAATTTTTCTGAAAAATTAGAATCAGTTTCTTTTTCAATTTTTCCTTTTACTATTCTTGCAGCTTGAACATATCTTATATGATTTTCAAACTCAGAAAGTGAGAAAGCGATAGGTTTATCTGAATCAAATGACATTATTTCTTCAATGGTTCTACCATTATTCGGCCGAGGTTCATCTGGTGACATGCCATCGTTTGGAACATCCCACTCATAATTTTTAGGGGCTGATGAGACTAAACCAACAGAAACCATTCTGCTATGTGCCAATGCTTTATAAATGATATTATTCTGAGAAGTAGCCTCCTTTTCTGTTTTCCCAATAATCAGAGTCCTAAATTCATCTGATGACATTAACCAATATGGTAATTTAATATCTTTTTTATTTTCATTCTTTTCTAAAGCACTATACGCTTGATATGTTACACCTCTATCTAGAAATGCAGTACCATATTCATCATGAGGGTCTATCATGATAATTCGGGGAGAAATTATTTTACCTTTTATACATGAATGGTCTAAAATACTATGAAGTAAAGTTGCTACAGCACCTGATTTTCCTGAACCTGTTGATCCTAAAACTGCACAATGTAAGCCGAATAGTTTATCTATATTGGCTCTACAGGGTATTGATGTAGCACTCGAGTATCTAGCAAATGGAACTAATGGGTTAAATTCCCCATTTCTTGCCCCCTCTGCTGCTGAAAATAAACCAGAAGACTCGGTGTGAGTAAGTAGATATACCCCTTGCAAGGGTAAAGGATATGTTTTCACTCCTCGACTGAAACTTAATGTTTGCGCGGATTGTGACCATTGTCCATGCGAAAAAAGTTCCACCTCCATTATTCTTTGATCTGCTTCTGGTGGGATTGGTAAGGAGTTTCCCACTACTTCATCAGATCTCATTCTTAATAATGTTACAAATCCAAATATTATATTTCGTCCAAAATGAATTTTAACTATACTGCCAAGTTGGCCTATAGGATAAACTTTTCCCTCATAACTCCTCGTTAATTCCTCTACATTATTTGATAGTTCAACTTTTATTTTTGTTCCAGAAACCTCGATGATTTTTCCAATCTTTAGTTCTTCAATTGGTATAAATTCCATTAAATAACTCCTTCTTTCATTACGGTAGTAATACCTGAGAATGTCCACCAGTCATCATATTTTTCTTTTCTTTTCAGTACTGGTTTATCAGATACATACAAACCTTCCTGAGTGGCTATATAAATTCTTTTTCCCCAAACCTCCTTTCTCCATGTATTTAGAACGTCAGGAATACTGCCATTAATTTCTTGGCAAAATGCTAAGAGAACTGTCTTGCTATCCGGATTTGACATTGATAAGGATATTTCTTGATTAATGTGTTCATCACCAAAACTATACCCGCAAACTATTAGTACATTATACGATGGTGATGAAATAGCTTTTCTAAATAAATCAAATTGAGATGAGAATGGATCTTTCTGAGTCGCTACATATTTTGTAGACTGTGGGTAGATAAGAACCCTACGGTTTTTTGGGGGGTATGTATCCCTATCTCTTACTCGCCATAAATATCCATCATCATTTTGGTACCAATCTATTGAACCATGCATTTTTACTACATATGCTTTAGCTTCACTAACGGGTTCACTTTGCCCATATCGATAAGTTCTATATGCTACAGCTCCGCCACTAAAACCATCCCAGTATGGGATTTTATTTAAAGATAATGCATCTTCAAGAAGCGTATCATAATTAGTTGTGAATAGCCTAACCGGCTTTCTTCGCTCGTTTATACCAGCTCTTAAGTTATAGAATAGTGTTTTTATGAAATTAAAATGATCATCTATTCTTACTATAAAATTATCCTTGTCACCGACTTCTCTTTTCTCTCCTTCTACATATCCATATCTAATGGTGTCAGCTATATTATTTAATATTTCATTGTGTGCGCTTTCAATCTGATCAAGAGTAAAAATGGTATTTCCAATACTTATTTCTTTTGTTACTGAGCGGGAAGCTATAGCAGAATAGTCACCTAATTGACTGAGTATGTGTTCTATATGAACATCTTGAGGTAGTTGTACCTTTAAAATATTCACTAACTTTAATACGTCAGGACTGTCATTTAATAATTCAACAACCCTATTCGTAAGTGGATACATTAAGGGTATTTTCGCATTGTAGCTAATGCCAGCACCTAATAGCCAATTCTGTTCTGGGCAATTTAGTAATTCTTGAAATTGTTCAAACTCTTCATCCACATCATCAATCATAACAGCTCCTAATTACTCGCCTTGAAATAATAATAGGTGTAATTACTTTATTGACTGTAATCACAACTAATCCTGTGATAGCAGCGACACTCACTGTATATAAAGTTTTTTGCTAGTAAGATACAGTCTTGAATCAAGTTTATAGTACATATATCAATAACAAGAGAAAATAGGTAATAATAAAATTAAAAATTTCAACAGGTTACTATTTTTAAGGGGACTACGAATTATGTGACGCTAAGGAGACATTTTTAATTCGGCTTTCAACCTAGCCGCGCGCAATGGTCCCCCGCCTACGCGCTCTGACTTTATCATGCACTTTTCATGCATGGCATAGAGAGCCTACAAGCCCTTGTGGCGCGGTGTTTCAGATGTTTTGATGCTGAGGCGTTGCATGCAAATTCATGCACTATATGCATGCAGTGCTCTTTTTGGCAGGCTAGCCAGAGAAAAGGCCCTTAAACGGCAAGGGTGAAGTGGCGAGAACGGGAGACAAACCCCCGCCTTGAGAGGTTACAGGCGGGGTGGGATTATTAATGAATTCGTGCGTTAGAACCGTAGCGATTTAATACTTTTCGCTCTGGTAGAATAACGGCGGGTATTATTTCAGGTTCTTTAATGGGAGGGCGGGTAATGATTTTATCCACACTCTCAATCGATTTAAAGGTGCAAGAACATTCTATATTCTGGCACTGATAATAGGCCTCTTTGGTCTGCTCAGATAAATAGCGGCTGGCACGCGTATGAGACGCATGTTTACATACTGGACAACGCATCATAATTATTGCTCCCCAGTTGGATTCAATTTTGCTCGTTTATCTCGAATACGCTGGCCTAATTGCCCTCTTTTGAGCGGGCTGTTGTACAGAATGGAGTCTACATAATCCGGTTGGGGCCGTTGTAAGGTCAGTTCAGCCAGAACGGTCTCTTTTTCCATATTCAAGGGATACAGGGCGGCGGCCCCAGTTGCTTTAGCAATAAGCATACCCAGCGCGCGCTCAGGTGATTCGTTACCGTAGACATCGTTAACGACCATTTTGATTTTTACCGCCCGAATGAGTTCGGACGACAAGGTACGCAATGCAGCGACTATTTCCATGTCTGCGTAAGCCATCAGGGCTGCCCGGTGTGTTGTCTCATAGGGTTTTGCGGAAACGCACAATTTTAATATGGCTTCACTTTTATCCAGCTCCAGCTCTTCAATCAAATGCCCGAATTCCTGTGCCAGCTCCCGTTGTGAAATCCGGCGGATATGTTCGGTTTGCAGCTCATCGGTTATTTCGCCGCGCAGGCTACGAAACAGTTTGCGCCAACTACCATCCGCCTGCTGGCTTTGAGTTTCTGCCTCACGCTGTTTTTTCTGACTGCGGGCAATAGAAGTAATGATTTCATCGTATGCCTGTACGTTCTTCAGGTGTTGCGCTTTTGCCGCTTTGAAACTTTCAAGGGCGGATGTAATCGGGTGTGTAGTCATCTGGTTCATGGGGGTATAACTCCGAGTCAGTCAATGTGGAGTCATTTTGCAAGCTCTCACACAACGCCTCAATCAATGCCCGTTGTGCCATTTCCCATACAACACACTCTCAAATCAAACTAAAAGGGCTATAAAAATAATAGTTTTATAAAAACTGTTCACTACTCTTCACTTCAGGAAAAAAGTATTAATAATCAATAAATAAAAGGGTGAACAGTTCATTTAAAACTATTCACCAAGTGTTCACTACTGTTCACTTGGTTAAAAAGAGCTTTTTCTCTGGCTAGCTTAAAAAGCAGGCAAAATCCTCACTGTTGTGCTCAACCACCACCACTCTTTTTAGAGCATTTTAATATCAATCAATGTCTTTTAATTCATTTTAGCTTTAACTACTCAGTACAAAAAAACACCCCTTCCACACATATACCCGAATACACCCACATAGACCCAGAGAGTCAAATACCGTCATTTTTACGCGTGTTTGTTGTGGGAAATCACACAACAACGGCTTGTTGCATCAGATAAAAATATTCTCACAATAGGGAGCTACCCAACTGAATCCCAGCAAACCCGGCGGTATATGGCCGGACAACAACAAGGTAGCTTTTCATGCTTGCAATGACACAACAGGCTCTATCCAATACGCCACCACCCATGGCAACACACTACCCTCGTGACCGCTTTATGCGTTTGCCTGAAGTGATTAACACCACCGCATTATCCCGCTCGACCATTTATGAACTGATTAGCCGTGACCACTTCCCCGCACAGATTTCCCTCGGCGGTAAGAACGTTGCATGGCTGGCCTCTGAGATTGAGGGCTGGATGGCAGAGCGTATTGCTAACCGTCAGGGGGTATCAGCATGATCACCCTAAAAATCGGCGAGCAATTCTTCACTCTGAATGAGGGCGACGTGCAGTACATCGCTGAGGCGTTCCAGATTGCGCAGCAACAACCCGGTCTTGCTTTACCCAAGTACCGTAGCCAGCTAAACGGCGTGGTGCAAGTGATGTCAGGCAATGCGTCGAGTACGCCAGCACAGGCCAATTTCTACGCCCGTGCCCCTGCTCAGCCCAAGCCTGATATTCTGACTGACTGCTAAATCGATGACGCTCATCCCGCAAAAAGGGCTTTTCTCTGGCTTGCATCTTTTGCAGGCCTTGCGTTATAGTCACCGTGCTGTCGCAAAATCGACAGCCGGGCGTGGAAACCCGAGTTACTTATTGGCGACACAACACGCGCCAGGCGTGTTTTTTTATGTCGTGGCCTCGGCCTACCAGTTTTTTGCGCAGTGGTTTCTACACCGCTGTCGCTATCAAGCAATGGTGGCTCAGGCGGGGCAGCCTTCGGGCTGGCCGGTTTCCAATAAGGCCGGTATTTCCACCCCCGTCTGGGCTACCACCCATAAGCGTGGAAACTTCGGTGGTAGCAATAACCAATACTTATTGGAGGCTGCCACTATGGCTACATCCCTCACCCCGTTACACCCGCAATTTATCTATCTGTTTGCTGCGGTTCGCCGTACTGAATTAACGGCGCGTCCCTGCATGTTACGTACCACCGCCAGCAGTGAGAAGAATGCCCGCCTGCGTTTAACCCGTGACTACATCCTGTCGTTTGCTGGCCGCCTGCCACTGGAGGAAGTCGCATGAATACCCTTGCCGCCCGTTATCTCAGCGATACGCAGTACACCATTCCTCACGCTGATTTCTTACGCCTCCAGCATGCGCACAATGTCGGCGTGACGTTCCTCGATATGCTGGAAGCACAAACCTGTCTGTTACACGGCATTACCCCTCCATCACCTGAATCGTTCGCCTCAATGGTGGCGTTACTGACTGACCAGCTCGGACAGGTGATGAACACCTGCGAATCACAAATCTTATCCCGCATGGAGGCACCTATCGTATGAATACCCTCAATCAATCCTGTCTGCCCGTTGAAGTCCGTACCGCTGTTTATCGCCGTGCGTTAGCCCATGCCTATCTGGATACCTGCGTGTCTCACGGGGTGAGACTTGGTTACTCGCTGGATGAATTGCAAATGGCGATTGCGATGGATATTGAGGGCTACTTTGTGCGCCAGCACGGGCCAGAAACCGGTATGGATATGGCCTGTACCATGCTCAGTGACATGGTTCAGCCGGATATTTTGCTGGCTCCGCCGCGCCTGACAGTATTGGGGCAAAAAATGATGGATGAGCTGTGCCAAGCGCAGATAGCCACAACCACTCAAACTACCCTGCACTGAGGAGAAACAGACAATGACGACATTAAACGTTTCAAAAACCTCACGTGCAGCCACCGGCCAGTGGCCGGTATTGCTCCCTGCTCTTGGTATTCATATCACTGCTGGCGGCCGGGCGCAGCCCTGCCCGATGTGTGGCGGTAAAGACCGTTTCCGCTTTGATAACCTGCAAGGGCGTGGAACATGGTTTTGTAACCAGTGCGGCAGCGGCGATGGCCTGAATCTGGTTGAAAAGGCGCTGGCGGTCACGACCAAGGAAGCCGCCTGCAAAGTGGCCGAGGTGTTAGGGGAACCATCGAACCCGCCATTACCGGCACACAATGCTGAACAGGAAACGCAGGAGAAAGCGCAAGCACGGCAGCGGGCCGCAGAACAGGCCAGACAGTTGCTGTCCGTCGCCCAATCACAGGCCGGGAATGCTTATCTGACCGCCAAAGGTTGGCCAGAACTGGAGGCGCTGACATTACACGGTAAACCGTTGTGTGTTGGGGGTATTACCTATCAAACCGGCGACCTGTTATTTCCCCTTACTGATAGTAGCGGTGAAGTGGTTAACGTTCAGTTGATTAACGCCAACGGTGACAAGCGCACACTGGCCGGGGGACAGGTGAAAGCGGCCTGCCATTTTTTGGCCGGACAGGATAACGCCGTTATCTGGCTGACAGAAGGCTATGCTACCGGGCTAACAGTGCATCACCTGACCGGGGAAAGTGTTTGTGTTGCGCTCAGTGCTAACAATCTGCCCGCACTGGCGCAACAGTTGCGTACCCACTACCCAGATGCACTGCTATTGTTGGCCGCCGATAATGACGAGAACGGCACCGGCCAGACCCGTGCAACAGAGGCCGCCCAATTGAGCGGCGGTAAGCTGGCGTTGCCGTCGGTTGTTGGTGACTGGAACGACGTTTATCAGCAGCAAGGTAAACTGGCCGCCCTGACCCAGTTACAAGCATTCAATCAGCCGCAGCAGCCCAGCCCGTTTGATACGCTCAGTGACGCCGACCTGAAAGCCATGAGCGCCAGTGAAAAGGCCGAACTCTTAGCCGAGCACTATCAGCACTTATTGGCCGTGCCACAGGTGGGTGAAGACCTGTGCCGCTATGAGCAAGGAGCATGGCAGGTGTTGCCGTATCGTGTACTGAGTCGGGAGATTGCCGCTTTGTTCCAGAAAATCCGCGCCCCATTCTCAGCGTCAGGGATTAATAGCGTACTCGATACGCTCAAGCTGATGGTGCCACAAATGGGAACACCCGCCCGGCACTTGATAGGTTTTCGTAACGGGGTATTTGATACCACTACCGGCCAGTTCAGCGCACACCAGAAAACGCACTGGTTGCGTACGGTAAACAGTGTGGATTACACCCCGCCCAAAACTGGGGAAAATCTGTCCGACCATGCCCCGCACTTTTGGCGCTGGTTAACGCGGGCCGCCGGGCAACAGCACGAGAAACAGGAGCGTATTCTCGCGGCGCTATATATGGTGTTGGCGAACCGCTATGACTGGCAACTGTTCCTTGAAGTGACCGGGCCGGGCGGCAGTGGCAAAAGCGTGATGGCCTCCATCGCCAGCTTACTGGCCGGTAAAGACAATACCACCTCGGCCACCATCGATACGCTTGAGTCGTCGCGAGAACGTGCCTCCGTGGTGGGGTTCTCTCTGATTATTCTGCCAGACCAAGAGCGCTGGAGCGGTGACGGTGCTGGTATTAAAGCCATCACTGGCGGCGATGCCGTTGCCATAGACCCGAAATACCGTGATGCCTATTCCACCCATATCCCGGCGGTGATTCTGGCTGTCAATAACAACCCGATGCAGTTCAGTGACCGCAGCGGCGGCGTATCACGTCGCCGGGTTATTCTGCCGTTCCCGGAAGTCATCCCGGCTAACGAGCGTGATCCGCAGTTGTTGGCGAAAATTACCGGTGAGCTGGCGGTGATGGTGCGCCACCTGATGCAGCGCTTTACTGCTCCCAATGATGCCCGTGTGCTACTCGAAGCACAGCAGAACTCGGATGAAGCGCTGGAGATTAAACGCGGTGCTGATCCGCTGGTTGATTTTTGTGGTTATCTGCTGGCGGTTAATACGCCCAATGGCCTGTATATGGGGAATGCCAACATTATCCCAGCTAACCCGCGTAAATACCTGTATCACGCTTACCTGTCATTTATGGAGGCGCGCGGCCATCAACGGCCAATGAGCCTGACCGCATTCGGGCGCGCTGTGCCGCAAACTCTGAGTGAATATGAAATAGCCTTATTGAAACGTAAAACTAATCAGGGGATGCAAACCAATCTGATATTAAGTGAAGACTGCGAGGCCGATTGGTTGCCTAAATGTGAAGCACATTGAATAAACAACATCACGATCGTTTCTACCGATCAATATGGCGTTATTGATCTGCCTAACCCATTGGACGCTATCAGTTACGACACTTATAGTTGAGTTGTACAAACCTCATACATCCAACACCGGGGAGCAATGTATCAGTGTGTACTCGGGCCTGCTTGCAGGCCTTTCTTTTATCCCCAATTCGTCCCACATATCTTGGCACCTCAAAAATAATCACACCGGCCTAGGCCGGTGTTTTTGTATTCAATGGCCGACTGTTCACAGCAAGTGACCAGTTTGTATAAACTCGTCACTAACTCATCACCACCTAATGCATTGTATTTAAATAATTAAATTAAAAAGTGAACAGTGTGAACAGTTTTTCTATAAATCTTTTTTCTCGGCTGATTTGAATATATGCCTAGTGAGTTATCACCCCAATAGTTGCTCAAAATTTCACCGCATTAATTATTATGTATAGGAAAGTGTATAGAATCATACTTCCATTTTTATATTTTTCTTATATATCAGTATTTAATGATATTTTAGGTATTCCTGTGATCTCCGCCAAAGCCTATCTCCCGCTTTCTCTCTTCGTCAATAAATCCTTTTATAATCCAATGGTTACAATGAAAATAGTCTGTCTGAATCTACCGTGCTCTACTGGTTTCTACCCTGTGCTGGGGGCATAATTGGGGGCATAAAAATACTGTCCTTTTAGAGATGCCCCCAAATGAAGCTCAATGCCCGCCAGGTAGAGACTGCAAAGCCGAAAGAGAAATCCTACAAGTTGACTGATGGGGGAGGGTTGTATCTCGAAGTCAGTGCCAGTGGGGCGAAATACTGGCGCATGAAATACCGCTATGGCGGTAAAGAGAAGCGCATTGCTTTTGGGGTTTACCCCCATATATCACTGGCCGATGCACGTCAAAAACGAGAAGCGGCGAAGAAGCTTTTAGCCTCCGGAACTGATCCCGGAGAGACTAAAAAAGCAGAGAAATTGGCACAAAAAATGGCTATGGAAAATAGCTTTGAATCAATGGCACGAGAATGGCATAAAAATAAAGCCGATCGCTGGTCATTGCGTTATCGCGAAGAAATTATCGAGACCTTTGAAAAAGATATTTTTCCCTTTATTGGCCGTCGCCCAATAGCTGATATTAAACCAATGGAATTGCTGGAAACTCTCAAACGCATGGAAAATGCGTAAAGTACGCCAGCGCTGCGGGGAAGTATTTCGCTATGCCATTATTACCGGATGCGCGGAATATAATCCGGCACCGGATTTAGCCGGTGCTTTGCAAACCCATAAGAAACAGCATTTACCTTTCCTCACCGCTCCAGAGTTACCTTATTTCTTACGAGACTTAGCGGGCTATACCGGCAGCATAATTACTAAAACTGCCACTCGGATTATTATGTTGACCGGTGTTCGCACCCAAGAACTACGTTTTGCCCGCTGGCAGGATCTCGATCTCGATAAAGGCTTATGGCACATCCCCCCTGAGCACATGAAAATGAAACACCCCCATGTTGTACCCCTTTCTATTCAAGTCATTACCGCGTTTAAGCAACTCCACCCGCTGAGCCATCATTATCCGCTGGTATTTATTGGCCGTAATGATCACCGCAAACCCATCAGTAAAGAGAGCATCAATCAGGTGATTGAACTGCTGGGTTATAAAGGGCGGTTAACCGGACATGGTTTTCGCCACACCATGAGCACTATCTTGCACGAGCAAGGCTATAACTCAGTATGGATTGAAACTCAGCTTGCTCATGTGGATAAAAACTCAATTCGTGGCACGTATAACCATGCTCAATATCTCGATGGACGACAGGAGATGTTGCAGTGGTATTCAGATTATATGGATAGCCTTGAACTGGGGGGCAATGTGTTGCATGGCACTTTTGGTCAGCGACGCTAAGCAGGGTTAAGATTCGGCGGCTTATAAAGAGATATACCCGTCATACTTCAAACTGCATGTGCGTTGGCTGCCAGCATTCACCCAAGTCATTGAGTTATCTCAACTCCTTGGGTTCATTTCGTTGCCGCCTTCCTGCAATTCGAATTATTTTGGGAGATAACAGGAGTAATCTCATGATAAACCCAGCGGAAAAGCTCAAGGCAAAGCAGCAGGAATTTATCAGTATCAGGGAGTTGATTCAGCGGATTTCGCGTCTCCACCCCACGATGAGTCAGGCGCAGATAGCCAACTGGCTGCTGATAGAATTGACGGATGCCAGGCCAGTTTCACCGCCGTTACTGATTCAGGACGCGCTCGGCGTGACCCGCTCCCCCGGCGTTGATGACCCCCAATTTTGCTATTTTGATCTGCTCTCGGCAGCGATGGCCAACCCTAAAATGGATGGAGCGCCTTGTGATGGATGGATACCTGAAAGTTATAAACCTGACGAATTTAATCACCGGCCCGATGAGGAGGATGATCACGAACTTCCCTTCTAAGGTATTAACAGCATGAATTGTTATGATTACGTCGGATTTAACCGGACTGAAATAGAACAGCTTTTGCAGATTAACCTGCGTGACAGTGACGAAGAATATCAAAATATTCTTAAAGATAAATTACCAAAATGGTTAACGCCATTTCTATCCAGAATTAATATCACAATAAAAGAAACGGCTGCACTGATTGTTGGGGTGATGCCTTATTCTATTCAAATTGATGATATAGGAATGGTAATAATTAATTATGAGAAATCATTATGGGATGCAGTGGATTGCAACCTATTAAGTTGTCGGGATATTAGTTATACAAATACTAATAAAGATATTCGCCATGACGGTTATTTATTAAAAGCAGAAGTGGAAGGCTGGGTTAAGGCGAATGGATTTCACTGGCCGCTACCACTGGGCGCTGCACTGGTGCTGGAGCAGCGGCAAGCAGAAGAGAGCTGGGGTGGTTTTGCCGGTAAAGAAACCGCGCTGGCGTTTATTGCCGGTATGGCTATCGCGTTAGCCAGGAACAACCCGCAGTGCCGGCGCGGCGTCAAAATGAATAAAACCGCCATTGCCCGGGTGGCGACTCAGGCTATGTTCAACGCGGGATTCAGCGGGGAAATGGTGACCGAAAAGCAAATGAGTAACTTGATCAGCGAGGCGCTGCTTGTTTCTCTGCCCGGGGCCGATAATCCTTAGACGAGCGGAAGTTTATTTCCAACTCGCCGCTATGGGTTTCCAACTAACATATTCGCGTTACGGATTGACCTAAAACGACAGGAATAAAGGTTCCTTTTATTTATTTGCCACTTACCCCTATTACTGCCTGATTTTGTTTCAATTAATTCAGTAGCCACCGAGAGATAACAGGAGTCATGGAATGACCTATTCATCATTAATCCGATTGCCAGAAGTATTAAAACGTACCGGTTTTAGCCGGCCTTGGGTTTATAAATTATTAAAACAAAAGCGCTTCCCGCCACCGATAAAAATAGGGGGGCGGGCTATCGCTTTTGTTGAAAGTGAGGTGAATGACTGGATTGAACAGCAAATTGCACATTCACGGGGAAATAAGCAATGAGTGCGCTGGTGCATTATTCGGAATGTATTCCCTTTAACGTTTCATCAATGATGGCGAAATCCTGGCGCTCCAGCCGCTCATATTCTGCCCTCACTGTCGGTTTCTTTAGCATTCGGGCGACCACTTGTTCATGGGACAGGCTTGGTGGTTGGCGTTTATTATCCAAATCGCAACTCCTTCATTCGTTTAGCGGCTTTGCCTTTCTCTTTCCACGGCATATAAGCCGTTTTTTGCACCACAATATGCAAAATAACAATCTGCCAGTCTATTTGTGCCATAAAAATGACGCGGTTCCAGCCTTTCGGCTCATAAAAACACAGCTCAAACACATCTTCGTGGTAATGCATCGGGACAGCATCAACCATCTTAATACCGTAGCGCTTCATACGTTTAGCCAGGCTAATAAAATTGGCCTGCAAGCTGATGGGTTGGGCAAGAAGCTGGGTGATGACATCATCATCGTAATATTCAATGGTGTAGTTCATAGGCTAAAAAATAACAGAAACGTTATTTTCCTCCGGCTGCGGATGTATCAAAAGGAACGCCCCGACATCACTCAATACTGCCGGGGCGTTTATCCACCACGGAGCAAGGGTGGCGCGGTGGATACAGTGAGTCTACGAATATTCCCGTTGGGTGCAACTACTGGACAATAGAATCAGATTATCTGCATCTCATTGATACATAAATTGTATTTATAAAATTTAAAACATTGCTATGGGTGTTAAAAATGGCCCGAAAATGGATTTTATCCGCCGGAAACCGGGCGTAAAAAGGAAAAGTCATGAATCAATTTATTACCGAGGTTGCGGCACAGGCGCGCGGAAAATGGGGCTTTATTCTGGATGCGCTGGCGATCAGCCACAGCAAACAGCACTCCCCCTGTCCGGCCTGTGGCGGCAAAGACCGCTTTCGTTTTGATGACCGTCAGGGCGCGGGAACGTGGTTTTGTAATCAGTGCGAACCACGATCCGGCGACGGTTTGGATCTGGTTAAAAATGTCCGACAATGCTCGCTAACTGAAGCCGCGCAGCTGGTGGCCGATATTCTCGGTGTCTTGCCCAAACCGAAAGCGCCGGATCTGGCCTCTCTCATGGCGAAAACCACGCCAGGAGAATCTCGCTATTTAATTAATAAAGGTCTGAGCGGCCATAAATTACCTATTCTGCCGGATGGTTCGTTATTGCTGACATTACAGAATATGGCGGGCGACAGCACCGGCGCACAGATTATCCGGCCCGATGGCACAAAAAAGCTGATCGCCGGTAGCCGCAAAAAAGGCGCGTTTATCCCGCTCAAACCGCTGCCGGAACAGGCTGAAACCGTGGTGCTGGCAGAGGGTTACGCCACCGCGCAAAGTCTGGAGTTATTGCTACCGGCCGCCGTGATTATCGCCGCCATCGATGCCGGAAATCTGTTGCCGGTGGCACAGGCATTCCGTATCTATTGGCCTGCCGCGAAAATCATCATTGCGGCGGATAATGATATCAATCCACAAGACACAGCCAATGTTGGCCAGTTGTCCGCAGAAAAAGCCGCCAACGCGGTCAATGGTTGGGTGACATTGCCGCCAACCCCGCATAAAGCCGATTGGGATGATTACCGTCAGCAAGCCGGTACCGGGCAGGCGCGTAACAGTTTTTATCATGGTTTGTATCAGCCGCCGCCGGTGAGCCAATTGGCTGAAAACAAAGGGTTGCATCCGACATTATCGCAAATGGCCGCCAGTCAGCGCGGGCAGTTATTGGCCGAACATTATGGCCAGATTGCGGTGCATGCCGAGAGTGAAACGGTTTATCACTATGATGGCGAGCGCTGGGACAAGCTGCCCGATGGTGTGTTACGGCGCGAGCTGGTGATGATTTTCAACGCCAACGACACGCCCTATTCACCGGCCGGTATCCGCAATGCCATTGAAGCGATGAAGCTGCAAATCCCGATCATGGGCGAGCCACCACGCCATTTAATCGGCTTTCAGAATGGAGTTTATGACCTGAAAGCCAAACAGTTCCGGCCGCATCGCGCCAATGATTGGTTGCAGCATCATAACGACATCATATTCACCGAACCGCAGCCAGACGAAAATCTGGCACACCACGCCCCCCATTTCACCAAGTGGCTGGCCCATGCGGCCAATGACGAATTGCCCAAAATGGCCCGTATCAAAGCCGCGCTGTTTATGATTCTGTCCAACCGATTCGACTGGCAATTGTTCCTTGAGGTCACCGGCGAGGGCGGCAGTGGAAAATCGGTATTCACCTACATCGCCACCTTGCTGGCGGGCCGCCAGAACACCGCCTCCGGCAATATGGCGGCGCTGGATCAAGCCAGAGGGCGCGCGCAGTTTGTCGGCAAGAGCCTGATTACGCTGCCCGATCAGGTGAAATATGTCGGCGAGGGGGCTGGCATCAAGGCCATCACCGGCGGGGATTTAGTGGAAATCGACGGCAAATATGAGAAACAATTCAGCACCTTATTAACGGCTGTGGTGCTGGCGACCAATAACGAGCCGATGAGTTTCACCGAGCGGCAAGGCGGTATTGCCCGGCGGCGGGTGATTTTCGCGTTCAACCATCCCGTGAAAGAGGCGGATAAAGATCCGCTGATCGGCGAGAAAATCGCGGCAGAACTGCCAGTGGTGATCCGCTGCCTGCTGGCTGAATTTGCCGACCAGGACAAGGCGCGAAAGTTGCTACTTGAGCAGCGAGATTCACGGGAGGCGATGGGGGTTAAGCGGGATGCCGATCCGCTTTATGGCTTCTGCGCGCACATTGTCGAGCTGGGCGAGGCGGTCGGTATGTATATGGGAACGCTGGCAATTTCCCCGCGCGCCCCGCGCATTTATCTGTATCACGCTTATCTGGCTTATATGGAGGCTTACGGCCATCAGCGTTCATTATCGTTGACCAAATTCGGCAAAGACTTTCCCAAAGTGATGAAAGAGTTCGGCGCAGAATACAAAAAAGCCAGAACTGACAAAGGGTTCCGCTACAACATGGATTTATCCGACACCGCCAATGACTGGCTCCCCGCCCTGGCACTGCCCCACCATCCGCAACCGGAAGAACCCCACTAATTATTTCTCACCTCTGGCTTATTCAGAGTATTCAGAAATAGATTTAATTAATTGAAATACAAAGATAAAAACTGACTGAATAGTTTACTAATAACTGTTCAGTCAGTATTCAGAGGTGTTCATTAATTCATGGATGGCAGGTATTAAAAACTGAACACCTGAACAGTTGCTGAAGAGTTCAGCGGGGAGTATTCAGAGGGGGCGAGGCCAGAGTGGGTGCGGGTTGTGGGGGGGATTTTGTAGGTTGGTGAAGGGGGTGAAGGGTTGGGGGTTGGGATGGGGAGATGGGGGGTGAATATATAGATATTTTGAATTTATGTAATTATCGTATGTAGATGGGTTATAGGAAGCATGGTATAGTTGATAATTAATAATTTAACCTGTGTATAAAGATGGAATTAAATAATAAAAAATTTCTGACGGTAAGCATTATATTAATCGCATCCATTTTTATTATTCCTCTTATGTTATATTGGTTATTTGTTGGCATCCCTAGTACCGGCATATCATCGAACCCTACCAAATGGTCAGAATTTGGTTCTTATCTTAGTGGTATCTTTGGCTCTATCAGTGCCATAATCACATGCGTAACACTCTTTTTTATTATAGATCAACACAAACAAAATATTAAAAATCAACAACTAAACACGAAAATCCAACAAAGAAATATTGAAATACAGCAAGAGAGTATTGAAGAACAAAGAAAAGAGTCTAAATTAAGATTAAAAGAGTTTCACAAACAAGACTTTATAGAACTTTTAAGTCAATTGGAGTCTCAGGGGGATAATTTATTTTACTTCAAAAACAAGCTAAGTCTTTATCACTCTATTTTTAATCGTCGAGACTTCGATATATTCAGTGAACACTATGACTCTGCAATTCTAAATAAAGCGAATGACTATTTTTTATCAATGAAATACTACAATGATAATATTGACTCTATAACTAATGATTTTTATCCACCAAAAGATGGTAATTACAATAAATTATCAGTTACCAGACATGAATATATTAAATTACTCGAGTCTACTTTAAATTTGAATAGCACTCTTGGAGTCGTTTTTAATGAAAACGACCATGATGGTAACTTATTATTCAGAGGTATGTTTATAGGTTTAAATGCTCATCAGCCTAGGTTTTACTTCGAAAAATTAGCCAACACTCTTAATGAAATTAATTTCTTCGTTTCAAGAAAAGATTTAATTACAGAGCAACTACATATTAATGGTGATTTAAGTTATATAATGAGAGGGTTAGGGTATTATTTGAAAAAACATGATTTAAAACAGATCACACCGTCGCATTTTCAATATAAATCTAATGATCTCTTAGCTGAAATGATGTATGAATTTATGAGTATTCATGAAGAATATTTAACTGAAACAAAAATAGATGGTGAACCTCAATTAATACTGCCTATTTGGTTTGATATTAATAATTACTTCTTTCATAAAATAAATGATGAGGCGGTCAATCAGAAAGAATATCGAGACAGATTAATCAAATCAATGAAATTTGAGTTAACTAGTATGAATAATAAGAATTTATCTTCATCTTTAAATGAGAAAATAAATAAAATCACTTCCGATTTAGACGATTATAAAAGTGATTCATACAGATGAGGTTAGTGTTGGTATAATATAAATAAAAAATAACACCTATTAATTCCATACTTCAGAATAAGAGGATTGATAGTATATCATAACAGTCAGCCTATAAATAGCATCACATATTTCTATGCTTCATCAACGTCCGTGATTTTTATTTTATTATTCAATAAAGTTGCCTTCCATAGCTATGATGGAAATAATACTCCACCTACCACGGATTAGTAGGATATATATTTCCGATTAATTTGCGCACCTAGATATCCAGATGCACAAATTAAAAATATTTAGGAACATACCATAGTAGTTATCAAATCAACCACTTTATTTCTTGCTAAAATAACAATTTGGTTCTATTTTACTCTGTATCAGGAATAGAGCTGGCTATTTTTTCGTTAGTTTTCTTGGGTGGTTCAACTTTAAATCCTAGTTTATTTAGGATTAAATCTTTAGCTTCATTGGGTGTCTGAAGAAACTTTTTAAAAGAGTCACTACCTATCATCTCCATCCAAGGAGTATAATGTTCCTTTTCTTTTACCAAACGCAGTGGTTCTTCTTCAAATCGAGTTAATGCGGCTGCAAATAGCCTATTTTCAAAGTCACCATCTAATTGCTTAGCCTCTCTTCTATAACCTTCATATGCTTTAGCTACAGAGGCTTTGAATGCATAATCTTCGGCGAGTTTAAAACGTTGGCTAATTTGCTTTGTTGATAACCAAGCAAACCATAATGGTGCACCAATACTAAGAGCAGATAGAATAACCTGAGTAATAATAACTGTTAAGCTAGGATTTTGTTGTTCCAGAATCTTGGAAAGAGCCTTTATTCTTTCAAAGCCAACATAAGCACCTGCGCTTAAGGCAATGAGAAGGCCACCGACCCAAAATCTGATACTAGCATTTAATTTATCCGCTTTAACTTCAAATGCACCAGCTAATCCTTTTGTTGTTGTAATTCTAAATGCATCTTCGCATTGAGCAACTAATTTAACTGACTGTTCTTTATTAGACTCTATCAGCTTTAAGTTATTATCTGTCTTTTCTCTTTCTTTTTTAATGTCGAATAAAATTTCTGATATATCTTTTCCAGTTTTACTTATTGCTTTTTGGGAATCTTTTAACATCTCCATATCTACAGGAAGAGACTCTGCTGCATTATGTGCATCTAATATTGCAGAAACTTTGTTTTGTAAGTCAGATATTTCAGGGCTAAGTTGTTCAAGCTGTATATTATAACTTTTCAACCGACTTTTTAAACTCTTTGGTAATGCTTTACTATCATTCAAAACCTCCCATGAGAAAACCCTATCAATAGTTCCATTAATATATAACATCGTTGACATATAAGCTGGAATGGCTTGTAATCCATTACCATTATAAATATATGGTAATGTTGTTTTTATTAGATTGTCAATATTATGAGATAACCCATTTATTTCTTCTTCGATATCACCAGCCAACTCTTCAATTGGTATTTCATTTATTTTATCGACCAAATTTAAAGGCATGCAATTTAAATCATTTGGTGTTATAGCCGGGTATTGCCAACCATAGGTTTCACAAAGCATTGTGCTCCCATCATTTAAAGCTACTAACTGTCGATTCAATTCACTTAATTTCTTGCTCAATCTCTCCAGAGAAGCATTCATTTAGCTCTACCATTTTAACTGATTATTTGATAACCATTTAATACAAATAATTACACTTTGTCATCAATAAAAACACATTAATCATCAGAAATAGTAATGATTTATGGTGTATATGACAAATGCGGCCCCCCTCGCATCTACAAAAATGTTTGTCCTAATTTACCACTGGTTAATTGAACAGTAGGGAATGGCCGGATATAGTGCCCCCGCAGCGGCAAATTCCGCTGCCGTGATTAGCGTCCCGGAATTCAATAGAGCGCACGACCGCACAGGCGGTTACTATGTGCGGGTACAGTTACACCTGTGAAAAAGCAATGGTGGGCTGGACGGGGGCATCGAAAGATGCGCCGGGTTCTCTGTTGACCGGTTACGCTAACCTCGTTCAGTTCACCACCCTCTTGAGGTTAGCGTCTCTTGGTGGTGATTTTAAAGCCATCAACTGAGAGGTTGTCATCATGGATTCGACGACTAAAGCCCCTTGCCGTACCGCTTTTCTTCACCTGCCAACATCACTGGCCGCCACTCTCCCGCCGGAGGTGCGCCATGTACGATAACTCGCCCCACGAAGTGGAAGACCTTATTGATCATTGCCGTGCGCTCATTTACGCCGTTGTCGTGCTTGATCAACCCGTTGCAAAAGAAATACTCAATCTCGTTCTATGGCAGCAAATAGACCTGCTACATCAAACTTATCATCAAGCCACCAGCGAGCCTCTCAAGGCAGAATAACCTCTAAATGGCAAAAGGCATCGTGAGATGCCTTTAAAAATCACTTCATCTCACTTCATTTGAGCACTTAACGTACTAATCTCTTGATAGTTAACAGGATATAGATGCTCATTTATAATCTTGCTTTTTTAAAGTAACTCATTGTTTTAAATTAAAAACAATCTATAATAAGAACTGGGTTACCTATGAGTGCTTAAAGGAGGCAATCATGATTTTGAAGCAAAAACTGTTGCGCTCCGTCGCCAACCGGAAAGGTATTGTTGTACTGCGTTCGGAGCTGGAACACCTGGGTAGCAAATCGCAAGTTAGCAAAGCATTGTCTGAACTCGTTAAAGAGGGCGTATTAATTCGGGTTAGCCTTGGCGTGTATGCAAAAACTCGATTTAACCGATTTGCGGGGAAAAGGACGGTGGCCGCACCATTTGAAACTGTTGTGGAAGAAACGTTCAAAAAACTCAACGTGAAAGTCACTCAGGGCAAGGCCTTAGAGGATTATAACGCGGGAAGAACGACACAGATCCCAATGCAGCTTCAAGTCAGAACTCCAGGAAGGAAAATATCCAGAAACATCACTGTTTCGGGTAAAAATGTAAAATATGAAAAAACTTACGGATGA